ACCCTTGACCAGATACTGATTCAAGGATTCGGCGCGCTTGCCGTAGATGGTGCAGTTCCACCAGATGGTGGGCTTGTCCTTTCCCTGGCTGTCGGCCACGGAGAAGACGCTGATGGAATCGCCGTTGTTAAGGTGCTTCAGTTCTGCATCTCGGCCCAGGGAGCCAGCGACTGTGATGGAGTTCATTCGGTTTCCTTTGCTGTGAATTTGGCTTTGGCTTCTTTGAACTTGTCGAGCAACTTGTCGTAGGCTGCTGCGTCAATTTCTTTTGCCTTGCTGAAGATGTCTGCGTTGGCCTTGAAGATCGACATCACCTGATCGGTAGAGGTGGCGGTTGACAGGGCGATGGTTGTCATGTCGTTGAGAACACCGAGCCAATCCTCGGGGTTGTCGTTGCCGCCGAGCATGGTGATCTTCATCTTCCAGTCTCGATCCTTGCCCTCGATGACCTGTGGCGTGACGCGCTCTACCTTGGGTTGAGGCTTTGGCTCAGGCTTAGGCTCGGGCTGGGCCTTGGGCTTCTCCTGCCTGTTGCCGTCTTCGTCAAGAGGGAGGTCTTCGCCTGCGTAGATATGCAAGCCCAGACCGTGACACGCGATAGCCTTGACCAAGCAACGCATCATGTTCTTGTTGATGAGGACAGCGTCAGGGTTCTTGGCCGCTTGGTTGCGGTGATCCATGACGGGCAGGTGCATCTTGATGGGCTTGCCGAAAGCGGTGACGGTGCAGGACACCATCATGCTTTCGCCAAACATCTCAGGCGCATGGAACTCCCAGTTCGCACTGGGGTCCGCGCGCATGAGTTGATCTACCGCCCACGACCATGAGAGGTAGGACAGGTTGCCCTTCTTCTCGATGTGCTTTGAGACATTTATTGCGGCCAGTGTTGCGAACTGGTTATCCATTAATTCTTCCTCTTGGTGATGACTGCCTTGCGGGCGGTTACATAGGAGACACCCGTGCGGCGGGCGATCTCAGCAATGGACAGGCTGCGGCTTTCCTTCAAACTGAGCAGGGCTTGCAGGGCATCACGACGCTCCTTCAGAGAAGTCTTGGGCTTCGCTGCCTTTGGCTTCTTGGCCTTCTTGATGATCTCCTCAACCTTCTTAGATGCCTCCTCCTTGCTTACCGTCCGCTCACCAGTGATGATGTTCTGCTCGAAGCGTTGCTGGCGCAGGGCGTTCTGCAACGACAACGCTCGCAGGCTGATGGCTTCCATCAGGAAAGGGAAGTCGGTTTCGGGGATGGAGAGATGGATCATGTTCATGTTGATTCCTTGAGATAGTTTTGGTACTGAGAACAAAAGGCCGAGACTTGGCAGAATGATTCGCACCGAGTCCGACCGCCTTGGCGCACCTCGATAAAGTAGCCTTTACCTGGGTTTGCCTTTTCCGCTTCCTCCTGTGTCTCATGGACACTCTTGGCGCGTTTGCCGCCTTCTTTCATAACGGCATAGGTTGTGGGCTTCTCCCACATTTCTTCAGCGGTGCATTCAGGCATTCCTTCTCCTGAATGAATCGCAAAGAATGCTTCGTTGTGCAGGCGCAGCCGCTCGGCTACATACTGCTCACGCTGTTCATACGGCCACAGCGGGATCGAGATGACCGTGACCGGAGACTTGGGATAAGTGTCCTTGGTCTGTGCATCCCGGCGTGACCAGTCGCGGATGATGGCAACGATCTGCAAGGCTTTGACTGGCTGCTTCTTCACCCGCTCAAGCAACCATGCGTAGGTGTTGAGTTGGTTGTGCCAGTCCTGCTTCTCGTTCATCACGGCCCAGGCACCCGTGACCTTGTAGTCGGAGATGATGGTGCCGTCTTCGTAGACTTCTTGCAGGTCGATAGCGCCGCTGACCTTCCATCCCTCGAACTCGGTGAAGATGCGCTCCTCCACGATATGGTGGGCGTCCTTGCCGTGCTCCAGAACATTGTGGACGGCAGAGCCGAAGAGCGACCAGACCATGTCTGATGCGTCTTCCTCAAGGTCGTCCCAATGCTTGCGCTTGAGGGCCACAATCCTGGGGCTGTTGAGGATTTCGGTGGCGCTGATCTGCGCGTCGCCCTTGCTGTACTGTGGGCGGCGGATCACATTGACGAATGTGTCCGGCAGGTTGAAGTTGTTGGTGAGTTTCATCGCGTCCTTTCAGGTAGGAGGGAGGTGATCCTAACCGGTAGGTCTATGCCTGTCAACACCTTTGTGATATAACAGGTACATGGAATTTACGATGCCCTGGCCGCTGAAGGAACTGAGCCCGAACGCCCGTGTTCACTGGGCGCAGTTGGCGAAGGCGAAGAAGTCTTACCGGCAGGCTTGTGCCTGGACGGCTCTGAGCCAAGGGGCTAGGCCGATTGAAGCCAAGGGCTTGCATGTGACGCTGACCTTCTATCCGCCCAGCCGCAGGGCCATTGATCTGGACAACTGTCTGGCGCGCTTCAAGGCCGGGATAGACGGGCTGGTGGATGTCCTAAAGGTGGACGACAGCAAGTGGCGGATCACGATCCAGAAGGCCGAGGAAGTCGGGGGATTTGTCAAAGTCCAGATTGATCCTTTGCCTTGACCGGTGGAGGGCGGAGCAGGACAATGGGGGTACGGCAGAGATGCCGTGGTTCAAGTTGTTCCTCCTCTCCTTGAAGTTGTGAGTTCCCCCGCTTCGGCGGGGTTTTTTTCGCCTGCTTGACACAGACTAGTAGTGCTTGGTACATTTACCGTACTGCACGAGTGGCATCGAGCAGGAAGAACCGCTAGATCAGACTCCGACCCCGTATGGGGTTCCATCCTGCCACTACAGGATGCGATGCCACCGGGGTCTGTTCTAGCGGTTTTTTTTCGCCCGTACTCCGCACGATAGCAAGCACTCAAACCTTGGTGGCGCGGAAGGGAAGAGGGACACGGTATGCAACCGTGGGTTTAGTGAAGGTGTTAGCAAAGGCTGATTTGCCTGCCGGAACGTGCAGATTCCACCGTCGCCAAGTGGAACTCCCTGGAGGTGGCTCCTCCCTTGCGGTTCAAAACGCAAGCCGACAGCAGTTAAATGGTAAGCCGGAGATCAGCACCGGCCACCTTCACTAAGTCCACGGGCTAGGGGGCAGTTCCCGAACAATCCGTGCGGCTGGTCGTATCGTCAAGCCGGGGGCATACGGTTCAAATCCGTAGCATGACGATCCCTTCGGGGGGTGACGCCTGATCCCTTCCTACCTCCCATCGTGGGGGTAGGGGGGTCTTTGGGTGATAAATACTAAATATATGGGATTGGCCCCTTTTGACGGGGCCTTTTTCATGCCGCCGGGCGTTGGCCTTCTACGGCCTTTGGCGGGACATCTTGCGGGGCGAACAGTCGTCCTTCCTTACCGCACGGCCCACGGGTTCGGTTGTCGATGCAGGTTCCGATCCCCTTGCTGGCGGTGAATGGATTGACGGCGCATCGCATGACCAATGCGCCCGAGTACAGGCGAGGACGGTCGACGCTCGGTCGGTAATGTTTGCACTGCTTACAGAGTTCACGATCCTTGTCCCATGTGTACTGCGGGAGTTTGAACATCCTGTTGATCCTTGATCTGCTGCTCTAGTTGCTTGACTCGTTCGTAGGCGCACATGTAGTGCTCTGGCCCGTGCGCCCAACAGTCGTGGTGGTGACTGCCGATCTGGTTGATGTAGTCGGTGATCTCTTTGGCCAGTCTGTCCCCGTCCAGGGTGAGACGGCCTTCGGGCGTGACGGTATCAACTCTACGCAAGAGTGCATGGCATCGCATGAGGAGGGTGATGTGTTTCATGCTTTCTTTCTTGATGATGATTTGACATTTGCCCAGTTGAAAGACGCGGACATGAGTTCGTTGAAGTCAAACTTCACTCCGAAGCATCCCCGGTAGGTGGTGTTCTCGTTGTCCACAGCCCAGACCGAGTTGTCGTAGATGTAGACGGCCACGGGGGCTTTTATATTCCCTGCAAGGAATGCCTTGCCTGTGGGCGTGACGCGCCACACGCCTGACCTGGGAGCCAGGGGTTCGATCATTCCCCAGTGACTCAGCAGGGCGTAGGTCTTAGACCGCAGCATCCACCTCGGCCCCTGCTTTTGGACATCAACCCAGCCGCTCTCGCCGCCGTGGTCTGAAATCCACTTGATGGACAGAGCCAGGGACTGGTTCAGTTTGATCCGGTAGACCTTGCCAAACTTGTCGCAGACTGGGCAGTCGCCACCCTCACCTTCGATGGTGTGCTTCCACTCATGCCGCAGTTTCTGCAACGGGTCGTCGAAGAAGTCGGGGGTGTCGGTGTTCCTCTTCATCTTGATCTCCTTGTAAATTTACGGGGACAAATTGCAACATGCAGAACCGGCAGGCCCACAGGACGGGCTTCTTGGTTTCCATGTCGTAGTACATGTCAACCTTGCGGTGCTCGCAGGGTTCTTTCTTCATACGATCTTCCTGGGTCGCAGGTAGGCAAGGCTCAGGGCGTGTACCGCTTGCCAAAGATGTTCGATGTCTTCTTCACGTATCGTTGCCCCCCCATTGGCGTGTGTCTCGTTGAGCAGGCAGCAAGTGATGTGATGAAGCGCGTCAACCATGAGTACATCCGGGTCTTCGATTCGTCTGCTTGATTGATCGCTCATGGTTCGAGTCCTTTCTCTTCCATCTTGTCGCGCAGGTAGTCGGCAACTTCGTAGCCACCTGCTTCATCTATTTCTTCTGCCAGTGTCCGGGTGACTTGCGGCCCGTGGTGTTCGAGGACGAAGTCCAGCAGCATGCTGATGGCCGTGTTGTCGGCGCAGTACCGTTCGTCCATCTTCGCGTTTAGTTCATCGATGTTTTCCTTGAGTTTGGTGATCAAGCATTCATAGGCTTCGTGTAGGTATTGGTTCATGTTGGTTTCCTTTTGCTTCTCATTCTGATCAGACTCATGCAGTGCTGTGTCGTCATTGCAGACTCCTTGTCCCCGAGCATCACCATCATTCGGTAAAAATCTAAGAAATCTTTGCCCATCTCTTCCCGCTCATGCTCGGCAACCAGGGCGGCGAAGCGGTTTATTTCATCGTTCCAATAACCGTCTGTGATCCAGACGCCTTTCTCGTCGGCATCTGTAAACCCAGCCTCCCGCGCCAGTCGGATGATGTCGTCGCGGGTCATGTCTTCTTCCTGAGTCGAAGTAGTTCATCCAACATCCGCTCCATCTGATCTGCGGCGTGTAGGTGGAACGGGCTGATGGGGATGTTGTTTGCGAGGGTTCTCATCATGCCGATGGTCACCCGCACTGATCTCTCGGACACGTGCTGCTTTGGTTCCCTGGCCTTCTGTATCTGCGCCAGTAGCGCATCCGCGTGCTCCATCTGCGCCGGGGTTACTTCCAAGAGTTTTTTCATGTTCTGCTTGGGCTTCTGGTTTGCGTTGTGGTCGCCGCTCATAGTGGCTCCGTCATTTGATCGATGTACTGGTGCTTCAGCCATTCGATGGCCCCGACAACTTCGTACACGTTGTTATGCGGGAACATGCAAGACATGCGCAGCCCATCAGCGCGAAACCCAGTGGCGTACAGCGACTGCAACAGGCCGGACTCCGCATCCGCCAGCATTCCTTTGATGGCATGTATCAGGTCTTCGTTGGGCTCACTGGTTGGCACCATGGCTCCAGGCAATGATTTGATGTTGGTCATTCCTGCCCCCTTGCTCTGATGGCGGCGGCAATCTCGCGGTAGTCATAACTCCACACCGGGCCGTCAAACTTCTGCGCTATCGCCTCACGCTCGGCAGCGGCGACAAGGGCGGCGAAGCGTTCAAGTCGTGGGTACAAATCTGACAAGTCGCTGAACGCTCTGCGTGCAGGGAACCCCGCCGCTTCTGCCATGCGGTTGATGTCGTCGCGGGTCATGTGCTTTCCTTCATTTGGTCTTGCAGCGCATCCCTGTAGCCTTCGTAGTGGGCCATCCATATCCACCCCTCCATCTTCTTGGTGCGGGGCTCGATGACACCCTCCTTGACCTTCTGAAGGAACTGCTCCTTGCAGGTGTTAGCGTACTTGGCGGCTTTGATGTGGATAACTTCTTGCGGGGTCATTTATTCCCCCTTGCCTTGAGCATGGCGTCGGCTATCCCGTATGCGGATTCCGAAATCCATTCGGCTGTTTGCCACTCTGGATACGGCTTGCTATGCAGACTTGTGATCAGTCCTTGCATCGCCTTGGCAGCGAAGTAATCGCGCAGGGTCATGCCGCTGTTGACTGGGTGGCCCCATTGGTTTTGGGAGCCGTCAGGAAACGCTGCCCCACCGTCCTTGATCTCGCTCATGCTTCACCTCCAATCCCGTGTGCGCGTTCGATGGCGCGTG